CTATCCGTAGGCGTACTGTCTGCAACACGCAATGCCCAACCATTACCTGCCACGCCATTGGTTCTGACATCAAGTTTAGCCAGGGGAACAGTCATCCCCACACCGACATTTCCCTGAATATCAATTACCAGTTTTTGTACAGAATTTGAGTCCTGCACTTTAAGTGCAAACGTCATTGCCGTACCCGATTGAATGGTTAAAAAAGTGTCTGCACTTGTCGCACCTAACCCTATCCTCTGCCCTAACAACGAATTGCTTAACCCTATCGCAAAACACGCACCTGATGTACATGAACCCACCGAGGTAACATCTCCACCTGCATCAGTTCCCCAATCCAGTAATTGCCCTCTTGTGGTATTAGTCTTTAAGTATTGCCCCGTTGAACCAGTGGTTGAAGGTAATATATAATTGCTAATCTTCAGCGGCCCATCAACAGCTACTCCCACCGCAACAGGAGATGCGATTTCCACTACTGCCGCAGGGGCGGTAGTGCCTATACCGATATTCCCATTTGCCATCACGAATAAACCCGCAGTAACCGAGGTGGTAGTTGAGAGCAGGATTTTTTGTGTACCTCTGATGTCAAGGGCGGCGAGAGGCTCGGTAGTTCCGATACCCACATTCCCAACACTCGTAATCCTCATCCGTTCCAAATACCCATCTGCCGCGCGTGTTGCAAAGGATATATCCCCGTAATGATTTGTCCTGTCCGTATACTGCATGCCGATATGCCCGCTCGCACCAGATAATGCGCCTATGTTATCCGCAAAGAGTATCCCGCCATAATTGCTTACCGTAGGCTGGGATGAGGATACAGTGAGCCCGCCAACATTAGTTACTGCTACACCGGTATTTATCACATCTATTGCGGCACCCAGAATACCTACACCGCGAATATCAAGCGGAGCGGCGGGTACGGTTGTGCCTATCCCCACCCCTCCAAACTGCGTATCTATACTGAAGTTCCCTCGTGGTTGAGTAAGGATTAAATTATCGTAGTTTGATACTAGCGTGGGTGAGAGTGTTGTCCAAGTTACATTCCCCGATATTGTTGCATTGTTTCCACCCACCGTATCCGTCAAAGTCGTGCCTGATGTTTTATTGAAATCGTAGTCTAAAATCAATCCGGTGGTAACGGGAATATTGTTAGTTAAATTGAGTGCCTCATCTGGGGTGATTACGCGGTTGTAGATTTTTACGCCGGAGATAATGCCATCGAAAGAAGCTCCTACGGAACCTCCCCCATTTCTATTGGCAATCCTAACTTTATCCCCAGACTGAGGCACAATAAGTTGCACACCAGTCCCATCAGGTTGACCGTTTAGATAAAAATCAATCGTACCATTTACCGAATTCCAAGAAAATGCGGTATCATACCAATTACCTACAACCATTGAAGTAGTACTTTGATTAGCAGCAGTAGTGTTATTATAGAATTGTATTTTACGGGTAGTAGAAAAAACATACATAGAAATTCCCCCAGCAGTGTTATTTCTTGTACTAATTAAATATGCACCGTCACTATCGTTTAAGAATATTCTTGCCCACAGTGTCCTGTCCCCTTGCCCCAGCCCAGTGGGGTTCAGTCCACTTACACTCGAGAATGTATTATTGAACACTAACCCACCCCATTTCCCCATCTGGATAGTGTTATTCGCAGTTATGCTCCCCCACACTTCTAACGCACTCTCCGGCGCGGTAGTGCCGATGCCGACGTTGCCACTTGTGCTTACCATCAATAACCCCTGTCCAACACTTGTTCCTACCGTTAAAAACCCCACAGGTACGCTATTCCCTATCCCTACTGAACTGCCTGTGATATATAACGGCATATTAGGTGAACTTCCTACCTGCAATAATGCCGAGGAAACACTTACTCCTGTGCCAATACCTACTTTAGAAACATTAAATAATGCACCGGCAATACTGATATTCCCCGTTCCCAAATCGTTGCCGTCTATGTACTGCCCGAAAGTGTTGAATGTTATCCTGTCGCCTGCACCGGAAGTAATAAGGTTAGGCACGGTTAAATTACCTGTCATTGTGTCGCCATCAACATTGACGTATGTACTGTTCAAATTTACAGTAGGATTTTTATTCTCCCACTGCAAATCAGTATCATTGTACTGCAACACTTCTCCATCAACAGGTTCGGAAATCTGGACATCACCTGCGCCATCAAGCGTTTCATACCAATCAGCCCGGCAAACTGAAGGCAATAATAGTAATAAGCAAATCAGTATTGCTTTACGCATTTTTACCCATTGCCTCACGCAACTTGTTCAGCGTTTCTATCTTCCCTGTAATTTCCTTTTCCCGCACATTCTGCAATTTATCTCTTTCAGATAAAGTCAATTCTTTCTCATGCAACACTTCACCCCTTTTTGCCAGCGCCATAGTTGACGCATCGAGTTTTAATTGTTTATCCTCAACCTCTTTTTTTAATGCCTCAAGTTTGACAATATCATCCTTGAGCGATTGCAACTTCTGCAACTCTTCTTTTTCCGCCTTGACTTGAGCATAAATTGCCAGCACTTCTTCACCTTCTTTTTTCAATGCCGCCTGCTGCTCTCCAAATTTATTCAAAACGTCGTTATCCTGTATCAGTAATGCGGAAGTTTCCTGTTTTACCTTCTCAACCTTCTGCATTTCTTCGCCAATTTGAAATTCCCTGTTATCTAACTCGGTTTTCTTGGCTAACAAAAAAGTCTTTAATTCCGCGTTTTCTTCAATCGCGTGTTCATACACTTTCATCTTTTCTTCCAGCTGTGCCCTGACACCCGCAATCTCTTTATCTGCCACTGCATACTTCTCATCCAGCGCCTGACTCCGTGCCTCAAGTTCCTTGGCGTTCTGGTTAGATAACTCTAAAACCTCTTTATTCCTGGCATGAATTACACTCGCTTCGGCAAGTTTTTCTTTCGCCTGCTCAATCTTATCTTTTTCCTCTGCAAGTAACTGGTCGTACCGCGCCTGCAATGCCGCTTTCATTCCGGCGTACTCGGTATCCAACTCTTTCTTATAATTCTTTCTCGCCTCGGCAAGCTCATTCGCCAACCCTGACCGCTCTTTATTCAATGCCTCAATGTCCTGTTGCAACTTTATTGCCATATTATTCAATTCTTTTAATTCCTCGTTAATATTCATAGTCTCCTCGCTTTATTTAGAATTCACCAAACATTGCTATCTTCATGACAATTGTTGTTGAAGCGTCATTGCTGGCACCACCGGTAATCTTAAACCTGCCATATGGCATAACTACTGGAGAAAGATTTTTTATATGCCACGTTTCAGTGGCTAAATCTGATTCAATATCTGATACCCCTTCCGGTTCAATCCATGTTGCAGCCGCAAGACCTTCACTGTTGAGTAACTCCAATGCTCCTTCTTCAAGTTCAATTTTTAAACTTACTGTTCCTGAGGAAGTCGCACAGTAAACAAGCCCGAAATCCCTTGAGTGAGATATTCTAAATGATTTTGTGTAAACTACCGCTGTTGTCGCTACTGCAATAGTTGTACCGTCTGCTGAATCCAGTAAATCCTGTACTGTTACTCTTTCCATTTTGGTTCCCCTTTCAGTTCAGTTCCGCGAATTGATAAATATTCAAAGAATGTAATTATAGAAGATATAAGTACTCGAAAAAGAGGCCGGCCCTTATCGAGCCAGCCCCTTATCTTCAACATCTTAATTCCCGACTACCGTACCACCGGAATTACTGATTAACACCCATCCTGCCGCAGTGTATAGAAGCGTAACACTGTCCGCAACCGTATCCATCGTAATTGACGTAAATCCAATTGCGTGTAATGGCGTAATGGTTGCCGTTCCGGTATCTGACCACTTCTTCGCCGAGAAAGTTATCATCTGCCCTACTTTACCATCGCCTACCGTGGTAGTATTGGTTTCAATGGTAAGGTTGTATACAGAATAACTTTCGCCCGTTGTATTCTTTGCTCCTGTAACAGCTTCACTTACTCCACCTGACCCAATTCCTATACTGACCAGTGTGCCTTGGAATGTCATATTGCCAGAGATAGTTTCATAACCGGCAACAGTCTGGTTACCCTGCAACCACACGTCTTTTACTCGGTATGTGGAGTTTCCAATATCATAGCTGTTAGTCGTTCCAGGGATTAAATTGCCATCCGTTGTTACCCTCCAGCGATACGCTCCTGTTGAATTTGCCGCACCAAGCGTTGCCTCATCACCCATTTCCGCATAGGCGTAACCAAATAACAGGAATACCGCAAAGAGGATAAACAAATATTTCTTAAACATTTCTCCTCCCTACTTGATTATCGTTGCTATTTTCGTTTCCGGGTCGTATCCGTAAAGTTTGCCTTCTGCCTGTAATTTCTCAATTTGTTCCTGTGTTACTTTGATGCGTTTCATCCCATCATCATCAAATTGAGCCTCCGCTTCCTTAACCGCAGGAGAAATTTCCTTTTCGGTATCTTCCGGCTTTTCTTTTTTTGGTCTTCCCACTTTGCCTCCTTATACTGTCGTCGTAAACCCTGCCTTTGCCCTGAACCGTTCCTCTTCAGCCTGTTTACGATTAGAAACTTTTGTTTCCTCATCCGCTATATACCTTTTCACGCATAACTCACACATCAGTTTCCCATCGTAATACTCAAGAGGTACGCCATTGCCGGATACATCAACGTCGGTATTGTTCGCGCTGTTATCCAAATCAGCGACGGCATAATCGCCGCCATCGGCATTACACCGCGGACAAATTCCGAATAATGTATCCGGCGTCTGGCTCATGGTTACGAAGACCCGCCACCACGCGACCACGTTCTGAAATCTTTAATCAGAATACCTATGCGGATATTGATTGACGCTTTCCGGCACAGGTTATTCTCATCAACGTGATACCGTATTTCCGATTGCTGTCTTTCATGAAACTGCCAGGTCTCATCTTTCGCCCTTCCCAGATACCACGGGGAAGAAGTCGTGTTAAGATAATCCCAGGCAATTACATTGACAATCTTGTAATACGGGTTCTTATCGTTAAGTTGCCCACCAGGTAACCCGCGGGAAGTATCCACAATCTTTTCTGCCGTGAACCTGTCCGCTCCCGGGCTTACCAGTAACGTATCCGCAGGGTTAGCGCAAACCTCATCTCTTTCATCCCTGTTGTTTGTTGCCGTATGCAGATTGTAAAGCGTTTCAAAGTTAGCAGGATTTAATGCCAGAGAAGCAACCGAGTTGTAATATGTCCCGCCGCCTTTGGTTGACCGTTTGTTGCCCGTAAGATTGAATAGACAGTAGTTGTCGTATAATTTATTGCCGTACGGTGCGGTGTTTCCCGTATGGGTGCCGTTGAATACCCAATCTCCGGTGGTAGTCCCACCTTTGTTGAATACACGCGCAGCCATTTCTTCCTTGGCGATTATTACCTGTTTCCCCCATGTCTTAGCGAGGTCGGTCAATAAATTGCCAAGCTTGACGGTATCTTCCGTTGCCGGTTTTGACAACGCTATACCATCAGAATACATCCAGTAATTGACAAAATACTGCCAACCCTGGATAGGAGACTTGTAGTTAATATCCGTAGTCTCCGTTTCATGCCGCGTAAGCCTGCCTGCGCCTAAAATCTGCGTTACCTTATCGCCAGCACCGCTTACGTTGTTGTTGACCATGAACAACTGGTCGTATACAGGTGTTACCTGTTTCTTTCCATCTCTTTCAGCCTTATACATATCTTTAATGTATAATGCTGACTGATCATCACGAATTCCTGCCATTGAATTTTTTCCTTTCTCTAATGAACAACTTTTACATTTCTACTACGCAATCACTCCCTGCGTTCTGCCCTGATACAATGCGACATCAGCCCACACAGTATTTTCACTGTCGCCATCAACCACATACACCGCACCTTCAGTAGCAGAGTTCAGGCATACATACTGCACGCCGTTAGAAAGTAACAGGTCGCACCGTTTCCCCTTCATATACTCATAATACTGCCCGCTCTTCGGGTGTAACGGAAGACGAAATACAGCGGTAGAATCAAATACACACCACCGGACTTCTGTTCCCTCGGCACTGTTTAATACTTCACATTCAAGATGGCCGAGTAAATCGCTATTATCGGAACCATCACCGGCAAATGTAACGGTTGATGTGGTTGCGCCTGTTCTTCTTACAAACTTACCGCTCGCGGCAAAGATTACTTCATTTGCGGCTACGGTAACATCAAACCCGCGCATCCCTCCACGTATATGCCCATACTTCATTAACTTCCCCTCAGTAACTCCTGGCATTTTTTCTCCTTTACATCGGTCTCCCTTGTCTTACCGATGTTTATTTTTTTTGTTTTTCTTTTTCCTCATCCTCCAAAAACTCAATATAGGCATTAAACTTATCCTCATCAGTCGGGAAATACGCATCCTGATACCGTTCACGCGCAATTTTCTTTTGATTATCAGTTAAACTGCGTTTCCCTTTTACAGGAGCATTCCCCGGTTGTTTTGGCCCGGCTTTAACGCCTATAATCTTCGCTTCTTCCTGCCCGCGCTTGAACCCGCGCTCTTCCGCTTCTTTTACTTTCCCTTCCATCTCTTTTACAAGCGCGTCGTACTTCTTTCCTTTCGCCCACATTATCGTGTCATTGAGGGAAAATCCCTCGTTGAGGATATGGACATCAGGAATATGTTCCAGGATTGGCTTGATTTCATCAGCATATGCCCTGTCAGCTTCAGAGAGAGATGAGATAAGAGTGTCGCGTTTTTCTTTAGCCTTGATTTTCATTTCACCTCTGGCAACTTCGTGTTGCTTTTCAAGAGATGATTTGATGTCTTTGGCTATGAGTTTACTTACCGCTTCGTCTTCAAGTGTGGCAGTTATATCTTCGTTTTCTTTGCGATACGCTTCCAATAACTGCTCTTTCGGAACAGCTTTTCCACCTACCGTAATTTTTCCCTCATCCATTAACTTGAGGACATAATCCACGGTAAGTTCAGGCGCTGGCGGTTCAGGCGGTTTCGCTTCTTTGAGAGTCTTCAATTCAGATTCGACTTTGCTATAATGGCGCTGCAATGCAAGGTTAGCTCTTGCGAGCTGCTTTGGGTCGCCCTTATACTTTTCCATAATCTTCGTTGACTCATCAAAAAATGTGCGAGTTTCTTCACTTGAAAGTTGATGCTCTTTTGCATAAGCCTCAACCTCTGCCTCTACCGCTTTTTTTGCCGCCTCATCCCGTACTTTGACGATTTCGGCTTTCTTTGCCTTATCCTCAACGCTTAATTCTTCTTCTTTAGCATTGAGAATACGCTCCTCTTCTTTCTGCTTCTCTGCTTCTGCTGCTTTGACTTTCTCCTCTTCGGTAAGTTCAGGAGCTTTCTCCTTCCCTTCCTCTTTGGATGGTTCAGGTTCAGGTTCACCAGCCGCTTTCCGCTTCTCTTCCTCTTCGGCTTCCTTAATAGCCTCCAAGCCAAGCGCATCCTGCTCATCCGCAGGAATGTTTACGCGGTTAACCAGCTTTTCCTTCTCCTCAACCACTGCTGTTTGTTCTGCCATCTTGGTACTCCTTTTTTCGCGGGCCTTTCGGGTACCGCATATTTGTTAGCGGGTTCGCTTATGCGAGGTGCCGCATGGAAATCGTGGTACCAACAAAAACGCGGTGAATATGCGTGTGCGCACACTCACCGCGTTAAATCCTTGTTGGTTTTCCCTTTTCGGGAGCGACCCGAAAGAGGTTAAACTTCTACTGCATCAACTTCTCTTAACTCTTCTCCGCAAATATACTGTTCAGTCTGGCACTTCCGGCAACTTACGTTTTTTAATCCATCTTTATAATCTTTAAAGAAAGCATACCTGCCCAATTCTTTTAACCTCTCATTCCCGACGGTATACTTAAAAAGTAACGTCTTACAACGACAACAACGATACTGAATAAGTTTGCTCAATTTACACCTATGAGCGGTATCCCAGCTGCCCTCTGTATATCAATCGCCTCTTTTATCACCCGTAAAGATAATGCCTCAACATCTTTAATCATTTCTTCTGTCGAGTGTAAATGATGTGCAATCTGTTTAATCGAGTACCCGTTTATCCGGCATACTATAACTTTACGCATTATATCCGCTACCTCTGCGGTAGAATATAATGCAGGTGCCTTATTCGTCAATGTGCAAAACGCGCACTTAATGTGCTCATTGACATTATGCAGCAAACTTACACCGTACATCAAATACCGTTTCCTGTCTTCCGGCAATGCCATGCTAATCGGGTGTTGCTGCGCCTCTTTCTTTACGGCGTTATCACTCTGCTTTAAATCTTCCTTCTTTTCGGCAAGATAATTACCCGCCGCGTCAATGGAATTAAAAATTATTTCTTTCTTCTTGGGGGTTTCTTCGGTCATTTGGATTTTTTACCTTTTGATTTTACGTATCCTGCGAAAGATTTGCCCCCCTTAAAACACAGGTGAATATATTTCCCATTGGGCAGTGTCTTTGTGCGAACACGACCGCCGCCAGAAACACAAGTATCGAAAGCCTTTGGCATTTATTCCTCCACCTTTTCTTTTACTTCATCCGGCTCATCTTCTGTTAATACCGCCTGCCGGTATTCAATATCGTAATTTATATCACCATTGCCGTATTTATGAATTCCTTTGACCGTTCCGATTATCAATAAACATACTTCATCATCTACCGTTTTACCTTTTAATTCCGGCAATTTCTTTTCATTGAAACTTCCACTCGGATAATATTTCCCCGGTTTTTTACCTTCAGGGCTAATCTCTGTTCCTCCTGTTGGCTCACCCAAATCACGAAATTCCATGTTTATTCCCCCTTTTGTTATCCCTCTCCACCATCCTCAACAATAATCGTAATACTCCAAGCTTATTCACCGCAGCCCTGATTTGATACGCATCCTTAATCGGTTCCTCATTGGCCGGATACTCTTCAATGTATCGTAACGTCAAACTCTCAAGCTTCTCAAATTCCTGCCTGTATTTAAGAAACTTGGCATCATCCAGGCACTTAGCAGCTATTTCCGTAACTGCCTTGAATTTAGCCTCAATTTCGCGTTTCTGGGCTTCCTGCTGGGCTTTTTCCTCTTTAGACGGCTCGGAGTATAAGTTACGCCTCATTTCGCACTCCCATATCCACAACGCCAATCCATAGGACTAATATCTGCCTTAATTTTAAAGCTAAAATTATCCTCATCCTGTTTAAAATCATGCACAGTCTTTAACCACTTATCAGGTAATTCACCATGAGTAATCCAACGGAGAAAGTTTAAAAAATATTTATTCATTGCGCCCCCTGCTGTGCCTGCTCACGAATTTTTAATTCCTCATTTGTTGGTTGGGTAGCACTATCCTGCTGCAATTGCTGTATCATTGGCAATAATTGCCTGGCGTCAAATTGGGCCGGTACGCCCGTTACTTGCGACTCTTGCAATTTTCCTTCCACATACTGTGCCACTGCCTGCAACGCAATCTGCGCCTGCATCTGCTTAAACTGTGCTAACGGCGGTAATAACTTATCTACAATATTTTTCCACGAAGGCGCCCAACTCATAATCAGTTTCTTTAATCCGAAGTAAACCGATTCCGGGTTTTGCACAATCAACATCTCTGCTCTTATTGTCTGCCATAAACTAAGGTTAATCTGCTTTTCATTCATGGCATCCATATTAAACGCATACGCCTGTGCCTGTATATTCGTTCTTGCCATCATCGTATTGCGATCAAGCACACCGAAAGGATTGCCGCCAACGACACGATCTGGATTAATTGCATACTTCCTGCCTTCCTTGCTTATCTGATAATACATATTAAGCAAAATATACCCTATCTCATTAAACGATACGCACATGATATTGATATACGATTTAACATCAATTCCCGACTGCTGCAATAACGCAATTGTCTTGGCAGCCGGGGCCGTGGGGTCAACCGGGTCTGCCGAGCCGCTCATCCCGCTACTTAACTTGGTTACTTCATCTTCATCACCTTTCAAGAATTGCATCAGGTTCATCAATCCGTTTAAATCCATCGGCTTCATATACTTTTGTAGAAAATCTATTGAGCCTGGTTTAGCGTGGATGGGCAGACCATGCACAAACCTGTTCTCAAGGAATTGCGCCTCGACATCATCATCATCCGTAATCGGCGTAATGAGATTATTCTGGTATGCGCCTTCCAATGTGAGGTTAAGTATCTCGCTCTCTGCCGCGTTGCTGTCCGTTAAATCCTCGCCCATCCCCGGCTGATAAATACATCCGGGTTTAATATACTGAATGTAAAACGGGACATAATAACAATCTATTGAATGAAATGGATACCGTATCCCACCAATGCCTATCCATTTCTTTTCATCTACCCACACGACAATCTTGGTTTCTTCCTCATCACTCTCTTTTAACTTAAAGAAAAATACACACTCAAGAATATCAAAATCCATCGTTTCGTAATTCTTTACTTTCTTATCTCTATCTTTAATATCTTCAACAAGCTTATCTATATCCGTAAACTTATTCTCCTGCTCTTCCCGCTTCAATTCCCAATACGTATAATTCTGCCGCTCAACCGTTAACCGCGTAGTCTTTAATCCCTCATATCCGTCGGTGTTAACGCGGCAGTAGAAATCCTTTAAATCAACGCATTTCATTCGCGGGTCGTTGTATATCGTTTCTTTGTATTCACTGATAAGCGTAATCTCTTTCTCTTCCAATAACTCTTTGCAAAATCCAGGGTATCTTTTAGGTGCATCAGGATAATTGGTAATTAACTCTTTCAACCCCTTATTCTCAAACGATGTCTTACCACCAGGCAGAATAATCGGGATATTCTTGCCGATGTATCGTTCCTCACGAATACGCTTGACACGCTTTATATCGTGGAATATCTTTAACCATCCCGTGCCTTTTACCGTTGTGGAATGAGCGACTAACCGGAACGGCAACCGGAATGGCAAGTTATCAAGCTTATAATCAAGGAAATCCTGCTGCGCGTCGCACACTTCTTGCCCCACACCTTTAGCAAACTCCGGCCGCGGACTTACTGAAAATATCGGGTCGCTCTCAAAAAACGACTGGTCAATAAGATTAACCAACTTATCAACCTTGATTTTGGTTATCTTACGGTTAAGATTAAACTGCCTTCGCGTATCCTCTTTTAATACCCCTTCATACTGCCGGTCAAGCGCATCCCATTTCTGCTCGTACTTCCCCTTCTCCCTCTGGTCTTTCAATACCTGAAACTCTGCCTTGAGTTCCAGCATAAGCCGGTCTTTATCTGCCTGTGCCATATCTTTCCAGATGTCTTCAAGATAAACCGGAACACCCTCGGCTTCTTGAGCCTTATCGGAAGAGGTTTTAGGCGATTCTTTTTTTAATGTATAATCTTCAACTAATGGGTCTTTAAGTTCAGGCATCATTCAACCTCACAATATTTTAGTTCAATCCGTTTCACCTGCGTGGGGTGGATGTATACTGCATACATTTTAGTAATAAATATTTTTACGCCAATGCCAGTTTCATAAACGGAAAATTCAGAGTTAAGTAACTTGCTATGCTCTTCAATTTTGCCGTCAAGATGATGGATTATCACTTCGGTTATTTCTACCATCAGTATCGCACGCGCCTCGCTTTAAGTTCCTCTGCCCTGCGTTTATATAATCCATCCCGCTTATTAACGTCTACGTGCTTATACGGATACTGATTGCGTACCATGCCAGCGATTGCGCGACTAATAATTAACCCGTCTTGGCACCCATCCTGCGCCTCAACCTTCGTAACGTTGCCTTGCTTATCTTTCTTGATAATGAATGTCCGGCACTCATCAATCAACTGCTTGCTCATCAACTGCGTGGAACCGTGCTTGATTTCTTCATTCATCTGCGCCAGCATTTGAGGGCGCGATACTGAAGAGGTGTTCCACCCCAGCTCCTCTGTTTCTTTGTTATCCCCAGCCTTGGTGATTATTCGTTTATATATATTGCCGTATTGTTTGTATACATCTTGGCATACCATATAACCATAGCCCTTATTCTCCGGAGCTACGATTGCGTTATTATACAAATTTCCCAAGGCAATACACATTGCCGCCAACTCTTCCGGCGTATGCTGGCCCACAACCTGTGCCACGGTCTTATTGAGCAGCTTGCTAAGTACAACAATCGCCGCTTCATCACTCCCTATTGCCTCGCTTGCGTCTGCGGCCACAACGTACTGGTCGTCTTTCATCGGGTGCTCGTATATCTCAATCCTGCCGTGCGGCATGGAGCGAAATTGGTACTTCAAATTCTCAAAGAATATCTCACCTTTGTCAATGGGCCGCTGAACAACCTGCATATTCAACCCGCGCCGGTCAAAGAATAATGAGCCGGATAGTATAAACGCCTCTTGGGCCGTAGCAGGATACTCGGTTTTGAACCGCATTACATCACCCTGACATTTATTTATAATGCAATAACGCCTGAAATTTATCTGCTCATCAGTTAATTTAAACTCTTCTTTTAATTCTTGCTCTTCTTGCTCAAACTGCGCAATTGAAGTTTCACTATCAAAGTTAATCCCATTCAACGGATACAATTGCCCATTCTCAAGCGGCATGGAATACTCTGCCATCTCAAACCATGGAAAGAATAACGGTATCCAATCCGTCTTACCTTCCACCGCCCTCATCCATTGAGTATAAAATTCATTCATCCCGTTGGCAGTGGTTTCACCGATTACCATAGTATCCCAATGATTCGGTACTGTTTGATTGAGCCCATCGAGAACACCTTTCAAATCCCTAAAAAAAGCACATTCACTCAAATGCGAATATTGCAAAGTTTTTGAACGTGTGGCATTTATATTCTCCGCTGTTTCAATTATAATCTGTGAATGTATCTTTTCAAACTCAAGCGACTTGGCATTTGATTTTTTTAATGCAGGGGCTAAATGCGGACTGTTAAACTCCAATTCTTCTTGATATAACTTTGACATTTGAAAAAGATGGTCTGATTTATCAGCCTCATCAGCCATAATCAAACTATTCCGATTAGGTTGCTGAGAAGTCAAAGCATAAATAATCGCCTCTACGATTGTAGAGATACCCCCCTGTCTATATTTTAATATCCACAGGCGCACAGCCTTTTTCATCCGGCGCAATTCAATAATTCTATTAAACAACCTTTCTTGAGTAGAATTTAGTTTTAAACGAATTAACTTACCGTCTTTTGTTTTAATAGACAACCGACTCCCAGAAATGAGAATAAGAGGGTTTGATTCAATTACAGTGCGGTCTTTTAATTCTAATTCACCGGCAGTATCTTCAGATAAGCCCTGCGCGGACTGCTCCAGTAATGCTGGCAATTATTTCCTCTCTTTTTTCTGATGTTAATTCATTTTTGCCTGTATTTTTAAATTCAGTGGGGAGCATCTTTGAAACAAGAGTAAGGGCAATATTTATTTTATTGCGTTTTGTAATGTTTGGGTCTTTTAATGCCTTTATTAAAATATCAGCAGAAAGTCCCCATAATTCTTTACAGTCTATTTCCTTGTCAAATACTTCCGCATTTCGCTTCCGGCCAGATTTCCCCTTTATTCCCGCCATATTATTTTGTTATCTCATTAAGACAAAACAAGTTAAAATGACTTTTCTTGTTTAAATCTGCCATCTTACTTTCTAACCAACGATGATAACCACAATCACAAATTAAAAGATTTTCGTTTCGATTATCTGTTTTTATTCCATATAATCCATCCCAAACATAAAATCTCCAGGCCATGATGAACGCATATTAGTCAACGCATCGCGCTGATGAGTTTGGTCTCCCCACGGACATTCATCGTAATACTGTCGTTTTCTACAATTATCAATATCGAGTTGATGTATAATCCCTACAAATAACTCATGCGTAATCATCTGTTGATAAAATTGTTTATCAAAAATTACAATAGGAAAAATTTCCCTTGAACATTCCTCGCAGTAATCTTTTTCTCCTATTGACATTTTGCTGATTAGAGCCCTTAACCCACCACAAACAGGACAACTTCCATCCGTAAACTCTATTAAATCGAACCGTCTATTTTCAATAGTCTTTATCATTGGTTATCAAATAAAAAAGAACCACTATTCCTGCGTTACCGGATAGGTCTCTCGCGATAAACTGCATCGCATACTTCATGTCCTGATACAAGTATACTGATAATAATCGCAATTGCCAATTATTTTTTTGTTGCCTAATTTTTTCTGTGTGATTTTAACAGTGCTTTCCGCACAAGGCTTTGCACGTGCAGGATTTTATTCTCTGCCGCCTCGGCTTTATAACTCAAAACTTTTAAAAAAATATAATCTTCATAGTTGAGTAATCTCGGTGTCCATGCAAGCTTGATAAGCCTCAACCGCGGGATTTTTAACTCGATACAATTAAAACTGCATAACCTTGGTTCGCTCTTATTGACTACCCCTTTTTTACGCATTTCTTAAAGAAGATGCAAAATTTACAATGCTTCTTAAAATCAACAATCAATCCGTTGCGCTTACATTTCTTGAGCATTTTAAATTACCCCCTCTTTACATGCACTCTCTGACATTCAGGCGAACAGAAATGATATTTGATTTTTAAATCCTTTTTTGTAACTTTTCGGATATAACACTGGCAGTGGTTACAGCGCACAGAGAAATACTTAAAATCTTTCCCGCACCTGTTTATCATCGAATACTTTTTCTCCGCAGGCAGGATTTATAGCAAACATCAAAATCCCAGATACCGCATCCGCCAAACAATTCACATATTATCTCTGATACTTCGTTCCGCGTACGATAAATTTCGCATTTACGGCAAAACTCTTGAACCGGCACTTTTATCCTTCGTTTCCAGATGTGGTAGAATTCTACGTTACGTGGCATCCCGTTCAATAATTAACTTTTTAATCCTCTCTAACCGCTCAATATCTTTATTCAATCTGCTTACTTGCTTGATAAACCATACGCGTTGCTCATCAAGAGTAGCAATTGCAAAATCTATAAGTTTGGGATTATTTTCTCTCATTTTATAACCGGCCTCCTTAACCGTTTCCACAACACTTTCTTTCTCGCTACCGTATTCACCTGGTTAATATCTTCATACCCCAAGTTGCCAAGGATAGCTTTAAACATCTCCAGTCCAGTCAAATCCACTTTTTCCCCATTATCACGCCGGATATAATGTAACCCGTACTTCATTTTCATTGTTTCCTGATAGATTTTCCAGTCCCAATAACAGAGACGCAGAAATAATAAAAGTGGAATTTCTTTATGCTGAAGATAATCTCGGGGGAAAAATTTATCTTCCCAGCAAAAAACGCACCTGTTCCCGTAAATAAGAGTTTCAATAATCGAGAGCCCCTGCCCGCAAATATAGCATTTTGCATTGGATTCCTCGGTATTACTCAACCCATCGTCTTCACCAGTAATGTCGGAATTATTAAACCCGTGTTTTTTTGCGTACAGGTCGCTTGTTTGTTTATCCATTAACATCCTCTTTCTTAGTAACAAAAATATAATCAATACTTCCCGTTCCTTTGTTCCATATCACTTTCTCAACTTTAAAATTCTTCTGAAAAATTTCCTCTAAATCAGTAGGAGGTAAATCACTAACTACCATTCTAAAAGTGTAACTAACTACCTCATCAAAATATCCCATCACTTCGCTCCTTTCATACCACCACCGGCACACTGTCGATATTTAACCGCCCCGTGCGTTTTGCCTCTTCAATCACATTTCGCAAGCGTTTACAATACGCCCGGTGTTCTTCTATTTGCGGCGTGTTGTATAAATTATTTTCCGCTACCGTCAAATGCTCTAACGCCTCAGCCGGGGCCCCGATGATAGTTAACATTGCGGCACAATCAAAATTAGCCTTGAAATCTAAAGGATACATTTGCTGCGCTTCCAAAAAATCTTGCAACGCGCCGGAATAATCACAGCTACGCCACTTCGAGCGCCCACGGAATAACCAGCTTTTCATATATCTACAGTCTTCAACCAAAGACATCTCTTTGTACCAGTAATCACTGCGGTACATCGGAATAATAAACCATGTGCGTATACAGTAAGCGCCAATGATATATGGCACAGCCAGGGGAAACGCCTGTGCAATGAATAAGGCTATCCCTATGCTGGCAGTGTATGCGTATCTATCCCCATAAGGCATACTGATTGTTATGAAATTACAGAATGGCAGAATGAAAACCGTAAACCATACTAAACCGTACCATCCGGGAAGATGTAAAGTAATTACCGTACCTGCCCCAATAATCGCCAGAATGCCGGACCAGAAATCATGGTTAAGTTTGTAATTAAATCCGGCGGCCCAATTAACCACTTCGTGATATTGCATAAAACTGTTGTAAACCGTAGTTTTAATCGGGAACAAACATTGCCGGAAATAATAACCGTAAGTCTTGGCTACAATAATCAGTTTACTCAACCGGAACCTTCGCTGCCTATCATTTATCCCCCTTGCGGTTTTCTCCATCCATTGATGGTATCCAGCAGGAAACCCAAGTGCGAAAACAGGCACCAGCCACCAGATAGGAGTAATCAAAAACATCAAAGGAAAACCCATCACATTAACTGCAAAAAATCTTAAACTCACAGGATACAATGCAAATCCGAGCAAGGGAAACCACCAACTTAATAAAATGAGGATTGAAGATATACCGTACCCGCGGCCGGAAATCCACATACTTATTTGATGGTTGATAGGGGAACATGCAAAAAGTATCGCTGCCAGAAATGATGTTACATCTCCGACAACCCTGCGGAATACAAGATAAACCAAAATACAATTTATAATATGAATGACCAAATTAAAAGTATGCTCATACCGTTCATTGAGATACTCCCTGCCCCGAATACTCCGCCAGATTGATGGCAGGAAATCTTTTATTTCCTTAACCCGCTTTAACCTGCGTTGCCGGGGGCCAACATCGTCAATAATGTATCCGCCCTTAACAACTATGCGCCAGTAAAGAAGAATATTAAAAGCAATTATGATTAAGAAATGGTTATTGAGTATCTTCATACTTTGTCATAAAATCTAATTACAATCAAACAACAGGTTCCCAGAACTAAACCTATCACAACGCAAATCCAGAATAGTGCCCCGGTGATCATTAAAAATGTGTGCATATCTGCCCCCTTATCCAATGTGCGGCGGTTCTGTGATTTCACAGATAATACAAAATGCCATTGTTATTGGAAAATTGATTAAACAGATAAACCCGAAAACAAAAACTATCGCCAGCATTAAATAAAATCCGAACCAGTCATTATTTACATAATCCCCTAACGTAGACATCAGTTTATCCTCCTGATTAACCACCATATCCGCAGCCGCACCCAATCCAATACAATCAAAATGAGCACCGCAATTACCGCACGAAGCACCCACCGTGGCCAGTAATCAATGATATTTCTTGTAACGGCCTGGACAGAAAAATCCATGTATCACCTCGTAAATGGTAACCAGCATATATAACGGCAACGCAATGATGAGTATCCCGATAGCCCCAAGCGCCGCTAAAACCAGCCTGGTATGTTCCCAATGCTCAAAAATCACACACAGGCAAATGATTATAAACACACCCAATCCGAACCAGTATAAACCAAAGGTTTCTTCCATCTGTTAATAACCTGTTAATAAACCTGTTAATATCGTAACCACGGGCTTGTTTAGCCCTAAGTTCGGCTATGTTTAGCTTCAAAAGCTCTAAAACGTGCTTAAAATTGCCACAAAAGGAAACAGTATACTTTTGGACAGATAATGCAACCTTGAGCCGTTTCCTGCCAAAAATCGTACCGTAGGAATTTCATCTGTCTAATTATCTCTGTCAAAACAAATCCATTCTTCCCCTCAACACCTTCCGCTTTTTCATATCTTATCCCCCAACCTCAAATAATCCTCTACCGTATCCCGCAGGAAATTGAAGCCATCACTGAAATTTAACCCTGAAGGCATTATTACCGCTTTGTATCCTTCCGCATTAAGCGCCTTCTGCCACTCTAACTGTTCTGGGGTAGGTTTACTTTTAGCCTTAATTTCCAGAAATAAAGCACCGTAGGACCCGCGCTTATGCAGTAGCACTACGTCTGGATACCCTGCGGAGTAGCCGGCACCCTTCATCCGGGCCCCGGCTACACGGCTACCGGAAACCCCCTGCGACGCGCAGAATAATACCCGCCTCATGCGCAAATACCGCACAAATTCACGCTGTAAAAACCATTCATTATTCCTGCGCCTCATACCCTCTTCCTCTTTTCTTTCGTAAAACCCGCCCAGTCGCGAATACTCTTGTCTGCGGTGTGCGAGAGTTTAAATCCTTTACGCCAGCAATGTGACTTCTTGGGTTTCACCTTACGCCTTCCTTACTTTCTTAATTTCATACTCCGCTATCAAATCGGCATACAACTTATCCCCTCTCGCAGAAAAAACAATTTGGTATTTCTTATGGCATCTCTCGCATACCGCAATCGAATGACTAAACCCTATCCGCTGAACGCTCCCTTTTCTTGCCCCGAATAATTCGGTGGAATGACTAAATATCCCGCTATCAGACATCCACTTCTTTCTGTATTGCATATTCTTTTTGCAAAGAGCGCAACGGCCTTTTACAATCCCCCTGTCTTCAACTCCTGCCGTAAATGTCGGCACAATAACTTTATTCAGTTTTTGTCGCTCATTTTCCGAAACAAAAACATCTTTCCACAAAACCTTTTCATTATTATCCCAATAAACTATCCTCTCATTACAATCTTTGCAATAAGGGTCAGTGGGGCATCCATTAAATCCTTCTTCCCCTAATGTAGACATTTAAAATGTTCGCATTTCCTTTCCTCTGAAGTAGAAAAAAACTTGAATGGTTTGTTGCATTTTTTACATGTATTGTCATATGTTTCTTGGGGTATTTTTCTTGTACAACTACAAGTCTGATTAAAATTACTCACCTTACGCCTCCTGTCCTTCTCTCTGTACTTTGTAAGTATCCTCAACAAAACTTTCACACTTATTCGGATCACTACACGGCTTGTATTTCAAATTGCACTCACCATCGTAGTTATATTTGCACCGTTTCACCTTGCGCCTCCTTTACCGAATTAAGAGTTCTTATCCAAAGTGCCATATAATAATTCCATCTTATTCCCCATTTAGTCGAATCGATATAATAAAATGGGTGTTTCTTTTCTATTTCTCTACATTTTTCTTGACACAATTTTCCTATTTCCATTTCTTTGTCAAAGATTAGTTGTTTCACCTTACGCCTCCTTATTTTCGATACGGTTCTTGTGCCGCTTCATAACTCTTAAACAGTCGCGGTACAGGTTGTACAACGCACTATCAAAACAATGCTCGGATACTTCTGTGCTTCCATCCCCACTTTTAAATAGTTGTGTCCACCGTAACGTATACCACCACTTACCTGATGGCGCTTTCCGCACCAATTTCTTGACTTCCATCCTTACGCCTCCTTTGCGGGCGGGGTTAGATTTCACCCTTTAGTTCTGCTTTTTTAAGTCTTTCTATTAAGAGACGAATCTCATCTTTCATCAACATAGATATATGCCCGAGTGTAGTATTTTCTTTTAGCCACTTATACATTTCTTTCCGTTGTTTTTTATCTCTGTAATCCCAAATAGTAGATAATAATTTATGCCCTTCTATGCGTAAATCCCTCGTTTCTTTATCCGCAGGAATACCCAGAGGAGAACCGTCTGGATGTGCTCCGTGAGTTTCTTGGCATTTTGGATATTGGCTACAACCGTAAAACTTACCATATTTACTATTGCGTAAAACCATTGATGCGCCACAAATACAAACGACACTCATTCCCCCTCCCTCCTGCCATCACTAAGAACGTCGCCATGTCCTTGCATCTTTTTTATATTTGTGAGGCATCGTCAACTCTTTCATAAGTTAGTTTAAAAATATCATCTTTAATTGAATAAAATTCACCTTTTACACCCTTAATAATCCAGTCGCCATCTGAAACTCTTAAACTACCCTCAAGAGTTTTAATACTGAAACAATGTTCTGGGAATTGTAATTGGGCAATATTGTGATGATAGTCTACCCCTTCAGGCAAATACCTTGCTTGAGTGAAGCTTTCCACGAAAAACTGTTCTGCATCAATTACAATTGGCTTCTTTCTGTATTTCATTCCCTCACCCCCTGCGCTGTGCTCGTTGCGTGGGTCATACTTCTTCAATTGTTATTCTGACTTTTACCTTCTTCCCAACCAATTGTTTTGCTTTTCTATAAGACACAATAATTACTGGTTGGTCAATTCTATTATCAGTTGGCTTAAATCTGTTTTGCCAATCAAGCCAAGTCCATCCAATATAACTTTTCCTCATGCTCATCCTCCTGCGTGGGTCATACTGAAACGCCTTGTTTCATTTTTTTAATTTCCTCTGCCGTGTATTCATAATTACCCCATTCATCTGGCTTTGTTCCATTATTTATTTTATGAAGAAAATTCTCTGCATTCCCCCAAATATCTCTTTTCTTTTTATCCTGCATTACCCAAAGTATCCACCGTTTGAACACAATAGGTGCTTTTTCTGCAAGGTTTCTACAATATCCCCAAGTAGCATATCCACCATGTTCTTTTGCCACATCCATAAGTTGAGCATGAAGTTTACCAATATCCAAAGTTTCACTATCTTCGTTAAATTCCCATTCCTTACTCATCTCCCCCTCCCCTTTTAGTGGTAGTCATTATGCTACCTCTCTGGTTCATATCCTGTTGTTTCAAAAAGAAAAACATCCCCTAATCCTTCATCACCTTTATAGGCGTCTTTATCTACCGTTATCCGATAGACGCTATATTCTTCTTTGTTCTTAGGATTAAATACTCGGATAAATATTTTATCTCCAGATTTAGCTAACAGTTCAGTCATGCTACCTCCGTGGCGCTGAAGGTGGACAGGATTGCGACTACCCCTGCCTGTTGCAGTTTGTAATAAATGTTTAGCCGTCGCCGGAGCCGTCGCCGGAGCCGTCGCCGGAGCCGTAGCCGGAGCCGTCGCCGTAGCTGTAGCCGGAGCCGGAGCCGTCGCCGGAGCCGTCGTTACTCATTTCGCCACTCCTTC